AAGGCAAAGTAATGACAACTTCCGGCACCTCATCGTTTAATTTAGATTTATCAGAACTGATTGAAGACGCTTTTGAGCGTTGTGGTGCTGAGCTGCGTACTGGCTATGACTTTAGGACCGCGCGTCGTTCTTTGAATTTGCTTACTATTGAGTGGGCAAATCGTGGCATTAACATGTGGACTATTGAGCAGGGTCAGATTACTTTGGTTCAAGGTCAAAATACATATGACTTGCCAATCGACACAATCGACCTTTTAGAGCACCAGATACGTACTAACGCAGGTAATACTGCAACACAGACAGACATCAACATTAGCCGCATCAGTGTTTCAACCTACGCCACAATCCCAAATAAGTTAAGCCAAGGCCGCCCTATTCAGGTCTGGATTCAACGTATGTCAGGCGCAACATACCCAAGCACCACCAATCCAAATGGCGTTAATTCAGGCGGTGTAGATGCTCCCAAAATCACAGTCTGGCCTACGCCAGATGGTTCTCAAACCTATACTTTTGTTTACTGGCGTTTGCGTCGGATTCAAGACGATGGTACAGGTGTGAATACCCAAGATATTCCTTTCCGCTTTTTAAACTGCATGGTAGCTGGTTTAGCATATTACCTTTCCATGAAGTTACCAAATATGGACCCCCAACGAATTGCGGGTTTAAAAGCCGACTATGAGCAGCAGTTCCAGTTGGCTGCGGAAGAAGATAGAGAAAAAGCGCCGGTTCGGTTTGTGCCTCGTAGGATGTTCCTCGGGGGTGGCTAATGCCAAATAAGTTTTCATCCGGTAAGTTTGCGATTGCCCAGTGCGATCGCTGCGATTTTAGATATAAGTTGACTGAGCTTCGTACTGAAATTATCAAGACTAAGCCATATCAGCTAAAAGTTTGCAAAAACTGTTGGGATCCCGACCATCCACAGTTACAATTAGGTATGTATCCAGTCAATGACCCACAAGCGGTTAGGGAGCCAAGACGGGATAATAGTTATGTGGCATCAGGTTTGACGGCTTATAACTATCAAGGTGGTGGTAGTCGCGATACACAGTGGGGTTGGAATCCTGTAGGACAGGGTTATGATTATCAAGAAACGCCTAACTATTTAGTCGGGCAAGGGCAAGTTGGAACAGTAACAATTAACTAGGAGTAGAACATGGGATATAGAAGCGCAGCCGATGGAATTACAAGCAAGGGTAAAACCAAAGGCAAAAATCTAGGTGATGACGGCGCAAGCGTCGGCATTGAAATGGGTAAAAAAGTTGGCAAAGGTACTGCTGGCGGCATCGACCAAAACAAAATGGAAGCTGTCGGACGTGGCTTGGCTAAAGTATCTGCTAACGGAAAATAATCATGGCAATTAATAACAAACCAGCAAGCACATATGCTAAGCCACACACAATGAGTGGTAAAACTGTCGGAAATGAACTGCCAGCAGAGTCAGTAGAAACCGGTGCAGAGTTTATGAATAACGCCAATATTGGTGCAGGCACAACTACTAAGGGTAACTACGCTAAAACTAAAACTGATGGCGTAGCGCAACGTGGTAAAGGTGCCGCTACTAAAGGCTTTACTTCTAGAGGTCCGTTAGCCTAATGAATTACGAAACGCTGTATAACAACATACAAGCTTACGCTGAAAACACGGAACAGCTATTCGTAGCTAGTATTCCTGTATTTGTTCAGCAGGCTGAAGACCGTATATACAATAGCGTTAACTTACCTTCATTACGTAAAAATGTTACTGGCACGGTTACGGCTAGCAACCCGTATTTAGCATTGCCTACTGATTGGCTGGCTAACTATTCCCTTGCTGTTATAGATAGTAGCGGAAACTATAACTACCTTTTAAACAAGGACGTAAACTTTTTACGCGAAGCATATCCAACATCGACAGCTACTGGAACCCCAAAGTATTACGCTTTATTTGGGTCACAAAACGGTTACGCCGGCGCAAACATCAACGATATGACATATATCCTAGCGCCTACCCCAGACAGCAATTATCAAGTAGAAATGCACTATTTTTACTACCCACCTACTATTGTTCAAGGGCAAATTAGTGGAAGTTCTATTTCTAACGCTGGCTCTTTATACACCAATGGCGTATACCAAAATGTAAGTTTAACTGGGGGTTCTGGTGCAAATGCTACTGCAGATATCGTTGTTGTTGGCGGAGCCGTCACATCCTGTAGCGTACGTTTTGGCGGCAATTTTTATGTCGTGGGCGATGTTCTTTCTTGTTCTTCCCTTGGCCCTACTGGTACTGGCTTTTCTCTCACAGTAAACGTAGTTTCAAACCCCATTGGTACTAGCTGGCTTGGTGATAACTATGACCCCGTTTTATTCTATGGCGCTATGCGGGAAGCTATGATTTTCATGAAGGGTGAAGCCGACATGGTCAAGTATTACGAAGATAAATACCAAGAATCTATGATGCAGCTTAAACGCCTTGCTGATGGTATGGAACGTGGCGACTTCTTTAGGGATGGGCAGCTTAAGATTAATGTTGGTGGTAGAGGTTCATAATGTCCAACATTGTTCAAGGCCAGACAACTACATTTAAAACCAACCTGCTAAGCGGGTTGGAAAACTTTGCTGTCGGTACCCCCTATACGTACAACATAGCCCTCTATACCGGCAACGCAATACTAAATAACGCAACAACTGCCTATACAACATCTAATGAAGTTTCTGGCGCTGGATATACAGCTGGTGGTAAACCCCTAACTATTACCCAAGTTCCAACTGGGGATACTAGCTCAAATACAGCATATATTTCATTTGCCCCAGTAGTTTGGACAGGGGCTAGCTTTACTGCTAGGTGCGCCTTAATATATAATAGTACAACTGGTGCAGCGGTAGCGGTTTTGGATTTTGGTTCAGATAAAACGAACACATCGGCAGGTACTTTTACTGTAACATTCCCAACCCCCACGGCGACTAACGCCATTATTAGAATTTCATAGGAGCTTTTATGCAAAAAGAATTTGTTGGTAACGGCGACCACGCAGTGGCAACACTACAAGCTAACGCCGCCAATATGGAGAACGTATCTGCTGATGGCTACTACCACGTAGTATGCCGTGATAAAGACGGTAACGTTAAATGGGAAGATGGTTTTGAAAACCAAGTTATGCAAGTAGGTAAGATTCTTGCAATGAACACCCTGCTTTACACAGCTTCTGGCTATACGCTAGTCGGTCCTTATCTTGGCTTGATTGCTACTTCAACTGGCTACAGCCCAACAGATACAATGGCTTCGCACTCTGACTGGACTGAGTTTACTAACTATACTGTTGGTGGTTCAGCTGTTCGTGGCACTGCAGTGTTTACAACTGCTACTGGTAATAACGTAACTACTGCTGGCGCAAACATTGTTACTAGCGCTGCAACCGCCGTTACTTATACTATTACTGGTGCTGGTGGTACCGTTACAGGTTGTTTCCTAGTTACAGGTTCAGGCGCTTCTTCTACTCAAAGCTCAACCACAGGTACATTGTGGAGCGCAGGTGGATTCTCTGTTGCTAAAACTACAACTGCTGGCGATACAGTAACCGTTACATACACAACAACTGCAACAAGCTAAGAGGTTTAAATGACCTTTATTGTTGCTGACCGTGTACAAGAAACCGGTACAGTATCTACCGGTACAGGCTCCGTTAACTTAGCTGGTGCGGTTAGCGGCTATCAGTCTTTTGTCTCGGGCATTGGCAACGGAAATACTTGTTACTACACAATCTACGACCCTACTGGATACACATGGGAAGTAGGTATTGGTACAGTTACATCAGGTCCTAATACACTAGCTCGTACTACAGTTCTTGCAAATAGCGCCGGAACACAACCATCTAAGGTTAGCTTTAGTACTTCTAATACATTAAGCGCATGGTGTGATTACCCAGCCGAAACAGCGGTTTATACGGGCGCAAGCAGCTCATTAAATAGCCTTACAACAACTGCTAGCACTACAGGTTCTACAAACAAAGGCCCATATAACTACGGCACATTAACCTATTCAGACACTGGAGTTGTTGCGTCTTATCAGACTAGCGTAAACAGCTATTTACAGATGATTTTGCAGAACTCCTTAAATGGAACCGCAGCTTCTGCAGACTATATTGTAAGTAGTGATGGTGGTACAGCTTCAACAAACTATGGTGACTTTGGTATTAACAGCTCTACTTATACAGGGACTGGACCATTAAACTCGCCAAGCATGGTGTATTTGTATTCGCAAAGTACTGATTTAACAGTCGGTACTAATACGTCTAACGCTATTCACTTTACAATTAATAACGCTGCTACCGATGCAATGACTATTAATGCTGCTAGCTCGGTGGCTTTTAATGGACAATACGGCTCTACTGGGCAGGTTTTAACTTCGCAAGGCTCAAGCACTCCCCCTGTATGGGCTACAGTTAGTGCCGCTTCAACTGACCAAGCGTACTTTATTTCATTTATGATGGGCTAACATGACAACTTATTCAAATACCTCGTATGTAGCCAAGAACGTTGGCACCTCTGCGTCTACCCCAATTACTGCTATTGCTTCTGGTACTGTGGCTGTATCTAGTTTGATTATGTCAAATACGACTACGGCGCCAATTACAACTTCGGTATATATTACCCGCTCTTCAGTTAACTACTACTTGGTCTACCAAGCCACAATTCCTGTTGGCGGTTCTTTAGAAGCTATTCAAGGTAATAGAGTTGTTATGCTTACGGGCGATTCATTAAGCGTTATAAATAGTGCTGCATCTTCTGGCGATTGTTTTATTTCTGCATTGACTGCAATTTAATATGGCTTATATTGGTAACAATGTAACGGTTCAGCAGTACACACCAACGATTGCTTACTTCGTAGGTAACGGCACTGCTACATCATTTACTTTACCTAGTGCTGTAGTAAGTTCTGCCCAAGTTTTAGTACACGTTAATAACGTCCCACAAAATCCTCAGTATGCCTTTACTGTATCAGGGACAACCCTAACCTTTACTTCTGCGCCTCCAGCCAATAACACAACGCCTAATAACATTTGGGTTGAATATAATAGCTTACAGACCAACACAATAGCGCCAAGTAACGGAACAGTGGGCGTAGCATCAATTAACCCCGCTAACATGATTTATACTAACGGGCAGACTTTAAATACAAACTACACAGTACCTGCTAGTACTAACGGCATGGTTGCCGGCCCGTTTACCGTAGCAACTGGGTATGTTTTAACTGTATCAACAGGTTCACGCCTTGTGGTAGTTTAAGGATAAATTATGGCTGGCACATTAATCGCAAACACAATTAATACTGATACTGGGGTTTTTAGCACTAATAATGCTTATAGCGGTATTGCTAAAGCATGGGTAAATTTTGTAGGTTCTACTGGAGTTATTAATGCTTCATTTAATGTAAGTTCTGTAACAAGAGCAAGTACAGGAATATATACAATTAATTACACGACTGCTATGCCAAGTGCTAATTATGTAGTTTGCGGTGTTACATCACAAAGCAATACTATTGTTACTATGAATGATGTAGCACCTACTACAGGAAGTGCAAATATTGCAACTAGATATTGTTCAAGTGCTACCGTAACAGATTCACCTATAACAACTTTTGCAGCATTTGGAGCATAAAGGATAAATCATGGCTGGAACAGTTGTCGCAGATACTTTACAAGATGGTGCTGGTAATAGCACAGCAATGGATAATGCCATTTATGGTAGTGCAAAGGCTTGGGTTAGATGGAATGGTTCTACTGCGGCAATTTTAGGCTCATACAATGTAAGTTCTGTAACAAGAATTAGCACAGGCTATTACACAATTAATATGACTACTGCTTTGGCTAACGCTAATTATGCTATTGCTGGTTCTTCAAGAGAAACTTCAACTAATGGACTTTGCGTAATTGTAAATACTGCGGATTTATCAGCACCAACAACTTCAGCTTTTAGAGTGCAAACTATTGGCGGTAGTAGTTTTACTACCATAGATTCTTTGTATAACAGCGTTGCCGTATTTGACTAATTAAGGAAACAAAATGACACAAGCAATTATTTTTACTAACGACAATGGCGGTGTATCAGTTTGCATCCCTACAGGCGAATTGCCAATTAACGAAGTCTTAGCAAAAGACTGCCCAGCCGGTGCAATTATTGTGGATGACAGCACTTTGCCTCAAGGTGCAGATGCTCAGTTCTTTGATGCTTGGAAACTAAACGGAACTACTGTTACTGTAGATTTCCCAACAGCCCAAGCCCACAAACTGCGTGACTTTAATGCTGCTGCGGTTCAAGTAGCCCAGAAACGTCAATTAAATACATTAGCTGGTATTGCTAATGAAGTAGCTGATGCAGACTTTACTGCTGAATTAACTGCTGGTCGCACTGCTATTGCTAATGCTAAAACAACTGCTGATTTAATTGCAGTAGCTAATCCGAGTTAATTATGTCAGTTTCTTTATACGGAAATGGTCAAACTGTAATACAGGTTGTTAATGGTACTGTTGCATCAACAACATCTACCACATCTACATCTTATGTTACTACTGGTTTGTCAGCTTCTATTACACCGCAATCTACAAACAGTAAAATTTTAATTATTTACAACGGATATGCTTATTGCAGTGGCTCAGGACAAATGGTTACCAACATTTACAGAGGCTCAACTCCTTTAGCAAGCGGTACTTATGGATTTACAGAAAATAATGGTACAAGTTTAGTAGCTGCATTAGCAACTAATTATTTAGATTCGCCATCCACTACATCATCAATAACCTACACTGTTTATTTTAAATCTGTTTCTGGTACTGTTTATGTGCAAATAGATTCAATACCTTCTTCAATTACTCTTATAGAAATATCAGGAAGTTAATATGGCAGACTTACATGAAGCTATTTATGCGCTTAATCCTTTTGTAGTTACGATTCGTGCCGAACTCGCTTATGACAAAGATGGACAAGTAGTCGAATACGACCTAGCTGCTGCACAAGCTAAACTAACAGAACTCCAAGCTGCCGAAGCAAAAGCCGAACAAGATGCTAAAGATGCTAAGGCTTCTGCACTAGCTAAACTAACAGCATTAGGACTAACTCAAGCTGAAGTAACAGCATTAATAGGATAAATATGTCAGTCTCAGTAATAGATGCAACTTCTACAGGGTCTACGGGAACCGTAATGGTATCTGGCAATATGCCAGCTTTTAGTGCTTATTATTCAGGTGGCGCACAAACTCCAGCAGCAAATACTTGGACAAAATTAATTTTTAATACAAAAGATTTTGATACGGCAAATGCTTTTGATGCAACCACTAATTACAGATTTACACCCTTAGTCGCTGGTTATTACCAAATAAATTTAATTTGCACACTTGGACAAAATGGTTCTTCAACCACAAACTTCTATTCTTCTATTTATAAAAATGGAACAAGTTATGCAAATACTTTAACAGGACAAGTAGCAAATGGTTCATATTCAAATCAATCTATGTCTATTGTTATTTATATGAATGGTTCTACTGATTATTTAGAGGCTTATATAAATCCAAGTGCTACTGGTTATTATCCACAAGCTAACATTCGAAGCATGGCTTTTAGTGGCTGTTTAATGAGGGCCGCATAATGCCATATATTGGACAATCACCCTCCCAAGTAGCTTTCTTAGTTGATACGTTCAACGGCAATGGCTCGACTACTGTTTTTACTACTTCTGTAGCTCCAGCTAATACGGCATCGGTTCTCGTAGCTATTTCGGGCGTTGTTCAAGACCCATCTACTTACGGTGTATCAGGTACAACCATAACCTTCTCGGCCGCACCCCCTACC